CGCATCAACCACATCAACGTGAGCACGGCGATAGCGATCACTAGTCCATACCCTATTAATCCAGCCAGGTTGGTTAAAACGATCCATCCCAGGTTCGAAAATTTCAGTGCCTGTAAGATCAAAACTTTCTTCCAGCAAATGCTGTATTTCTATTAGTGTGTCCCAGACCTTACTCATCCTGATATTCTACAAGATCCATCATTTCTTTAAAAAAATCAGTAGCAAATTCAAAACAAATTTTAGCTTCATCGGCCATATCATCACTGATCTTTTCACGGACAGCAGCCTTGAGTGCTTCTGGATTTTCAAACTGATACATGCGTCCAGCACCTGGAATTTTTTTGGCAATCATCTGTCCACCAGCAAGATCTCCCATGTGGCGCACATAGATATGTGCCATTAGTTTTTTTGGATCATGTTTAATACTCATGATATGATCCATATAGCGTTTGACTACCGGTAGAATTTGTGGATCACCGTCTTTTTCATCATCCCACAATTCCATAAAGTCTGCAAGTATATGCGGTGCTCTGCGAATTTCAGGCATGCTGTTTAACAAACCATGCGGCATTGCGCATACTTCTAACAACTCATATTGTGGGTGTTGATTTTTTAAATATACCGCGTAGAGTTTAGGATTAATCGTTCCCGAAAATAAAATCTTTACAAACTCTTGACGTTCTGCATTCTGATGTGCTTCGTGGGTTAGGTCTCTTAAGCTCATTCTTCTTCCAATTTAATTTGTAAGGGGAAACCATTTGTTCGGGCAAGATTAGTTGCTTCTACTGCTTTGACTTCAGCGATTTCAAAACTATAAACACCTGCTATTCCACTACCTTGCTCGTGAACTTGTAACATAATATCTCTAGCTGTAGATTCATTATGTTTAAAAACTTCAGTCAGTACCGATACTACAAATTCCATAGGAGTGCTATCATCATTCACAAGTATAACCTTCCAACGCTTTGGTTCTGTGATAATTACTTTAATTTTTTCATCTAATTGAATATCTGTACTTGACATGATTGCTTTCTTTTAATGTTGGGGGAGTTGCCTCCCCCGGTTGATTATTTAACCTTAATGATACGAGGTTTTAATGCTTCTGGAACAATACGTTCGATATTAATAATCAACATACCGTCCTTGACTTCTGCATCCTTAACTTCCATGTATTCAGCCAAAGTCCAATTCTGTTCAAAGTTACGGCTAGCTAAACCACGGTGCAAATATTCTTTGCTCTCGTCTGTAGTTTCAGCTTGTATACCACGAACAACTAATTGATCCTGATCTATTTCAACTGAGATTTCATCTTTGCTGAAACCTGCAACTGCTACTTCGATAGCATAAGCACTATCACTATACTTCACAATGTTGTGTGGAGGATAGTTTCCGTTTACTTGTTGTAATCTTTGATTAAAGATTTGATCAAAGCCAACTAGAGCTCTGCTTAGATTAGCCAATTCGGCTGGTGTTACTGTTTTTAATTGCATTGTTGCCATTTTTAATCTCCTTATAGTAAGCAAGAATGTGCAGGGCCCCGAAGGCACCCTACATTTTTATTATATTACTTCTCTTCTTTAGGGTCAACCTCTGTAAAGCTCGCATCTACTGTTTGCTCAGCAGCCTGTGGTTGGGCTTCAGCTTGAGCTTTAGCCTGTTCAGCAGCCTGTTTTTTAGCAGTCAGTGGATTAGCAGCTTCAAAGAATGACTGTACAGCTTTTTGGATAGCCTCTACATCTTCACCGGCCATTGCAGTGTTAACAGCGTCAAGCGCGGTTTGGTATGCAGTCTTTTCCTCTTCAGTTAATTGATCTTGATATGCATCAAAATCTTTCTTAACTGTATGTAGTGAAGCCTCAGCTTGATTACGTGCTTCAATCAATTCCTTGGCTTTCTTATCAGCTTCAGCATTTTCTTCAGCTTCTTGTACCATGCGTTGGATTTCAGCATCAGTCAATCCTGAATCAGATTTGATAGTAATCTTGTTTTCTTTGCCAGTGTTTTTATCTCTGGCACTTACATTCAAGATACCATTAGCATCTAGATCGAGTGTAACTTCAATCTGTGGCATGCCACGCATTGCAGGAGCAATACCTTCTAAGTTGAACTCGCCCAGTTGCTTATTATACTTGTACAACTCACGCTCACCTTGTGCAACCTTAATGGTCACAGCTGGTTGATTGTCTTCTGCTGTTGAGAAAACTTGTGAGTGCTTAGTTGGGATAGTAGTGTTCTTAGGAATCAATTTGGTAAACACACCGCCCATTGTTTCAATACCCAATGTTAATGGTGTAACGTCTAACAACAATACGTCTGTCTTGTCGCCAGCTAGAACAGCACCTTGTACTGCGGCACCTGCGGCAACTGCTTCGTCTGGGTTAACGTCTTTACGTGGAGCCTTGCCAAACAGTTTCTCAACTGCTTCTTGTACTTTAGGCATACGTGTTTGACCACCAACTAGGATAACTTCATCGATATCACTAGCACTTACCTTAGCATCGGTCATAGCAATCTTACATGGCTCAATTGAACGTTGGATTAAGTCTTCAACCATTTGTTCAAACTTACTACGGGTAATAGTAATGTTCATGTGCTTTGGACCGCTTGCATCAGCAGTAACATATGGAAGATTTACTGTAGTCTGTTGTGTGCTTGACAGTTCAATCTTGGCTTTTTCAGCGGCATCTTTCAAACGCTGTAAAGCAAGCATATCATTTTTCAAATCAATACCGTTGTCTTTCTTAAACTCGTCGACTAGGTGATCCATGATACGTTGGTCAAAGTCTTCACCACCTAAGAATGTATCACCGTTTGTGCTTAATACTTCGATCTGTTTATCGCCGTCGATATTTGCGATTTCAATGATCGATACGTCGAACGTACCACCACCAAGGTCGTAAACAGCAATTTTGCGATCTCTTTTATCAGCTTTATCAACGCCATAAGCAAGAGCTGCCGCAGTAGGCTCGTTAATAATACGGAGTACTTCCAAGCCGGCAATTTTACCAGCATCTTTAGTAGCTTGTCTTTGACTGTCATTGAAGTACGCTGGTACTGTAATGACTGCTTGTGTAACTGTTTCACCTAGATAATCCTCTGCTGTTTTTTTCATTTTACGAAGTACTTCAGCTGACACCTGTGGTGGAGCCAGTTTTTCGCCATTTGCTTCAATCCATGCATCGCCGTTGTCGGCTTTGACAATAGCGTATGGCATAAGGTCAATGTCTTTCTGTACTTCTTTTTCGTCAAATTTACGCCCAATCAAACGCTTGGCCGCATAGATTGTATTTTTTGGATTCGTGACTGCTTGACGTTTTGCTGTTGCACCAACTAAAATTTCTTTGTCAGTGTATGCAATGATTGACGGTGTTGTTCTAGCACCTTCGCTGTTTTCGATTACTTTTGCAATTCCATTTTCTAGGATTGCTACGCAGCTATTTGTTGTACCCAAGTCGATACCGATGATTTTGCTCATAATTTTCTCCTTATAATTAAGCAAGTAAATATGTACAGCCCTTACGGCGCTCTACACATTTATTTATCTCAGACATTCTCTAAATTCTTAATATTAGACCACTTTTTAAGCCTTTGGAATTTGGCAAGTTTTGCTGCCTGAATATTATCGTGGCCGATAATATCCATAGAATACAGAATATCTATCATGGCTAGTACATCACCAACTTCGTCTTCTAGGTGTTCTCTATTAGTTTTAGGTTTGCCCGGTTTATAATTGTCCAATCCAAACCTACTAATTTTGCTAACTGCTTGAATCACTTCAGCACATTCTTCTTGCAATATATCTAATACTTCTTTAGTTTGACTGTCCATTTTGTGCCTCTTGTAAAATTTCAATTAATTGTGGAATAATTTTTTCATCTAACACTACACTATATCCTTTAGCTGACCCTGTATTAAGTTTAATTTTAATAAGTGAATCTACGATGTCTACCCAACAGTAGACTTCTCCATCGGGTTTAGTTATTTCTCTCATCTTTGGTTTATAAATGGTTGTAGCATTTTGCCTTCGTATGTAGTGCTAGTACGAAGTGTATTGTAGACATTCTGAATGCCTACTGCCTGGTTCCATGCATCTTCTAATGCATGGTGGGCCGTTACAGGTGGACGTTTAGGATCGATGCCTAGGTCAAAGGCTGTGCGAACATCTCTGACTTCCCAAAACTTCCAAGGAATTGCCTTGTTAATTTTACGGAACACATGCTCGCAAATGATAATATCAAAACATGCACCATTTGCCCATACACGCTTGGCACCCCAACAAAATTTATACAGTTGATTAAATGCATCAACGATATCAATCCTTCCATCTGGGTCAAAGGCAGCTTCCTGTGCCTCCTTGCTTTGATTAGCCCACCAGGCGATTGTATCATCACTAGTGGTTAATCCAATTCGATCACAACTATCTATATCTACCTTGACATAAAAACTTTCCATTGCTGGCTCTTTTAATTCAGCACCGAATGGGTCAAATTTTACTGCGCCAATTGTAAGAATAGTAGCGTCTGGAGTTGTATTTAGAGTCTCCAAATCTATCATAATGTCTGTTAGCATACAGTTATTATAACAGATTTAAATTGACATGTCAATACATTTTTTTAGGAAGTTGTTGATCGCGGAGTTTTTTCTTCCAACGAGCTTTAGCCGCACCCTTTTTGCGTTTGCGTTCTGTGGTGGGTTTTTCGTAGGTTTCTTTTTGGCGGAGATCGTCCAATTTACCAGAATCTTCAATTTTACGTTTGAAACGACGTAGGGCCTGATTGATATTTTCACCGTCTTTAACGGTAATACCAGTTCCTCTACTCTTCTGATGCATCATCTTGGTTATCTTCCTCTTGCTGATTCTTTAATTGTTCTACAATCAAGTCTAAATTATATATCCGATTTTTACTAATTAAGTGGTACGGAGTGAGTTCATCACCGGTAATATAATGAGTATTTGGTGCAGACAGCAACAAAGTAATGAATTTTTGGGTAATAGGATCACAATTATCAACATCGACGATTACACAATCTACCTGTTGAGCAACACTGAGCATCCAGCTGATATCCGAATCATCTTGATCAAAAATAAACACATTAAGATCTTCTATGCTTTGGCTAAGAATTGTCTGAAACTGTTCTTTAACTAATTGGCTTGGTTTTATCAAAAGATATGCCAAGTTCATGTTGAACAATCTATCAGGCGGTGTTATTAGAGTTATTTTTCCTAAGTTCATGTATACGCTCTTCAAAGTATTCTATTTTTTCCATCGGATAGTCACTAAATCTAGGACCATGCAATTTTGTCTCTTTTACAAATGCTGCCAATTCTGGTTCAGTTTTTTCATCAACATTAAAATCTGTAAATTGATGATCACCATATTCCTTGTACAACTGATCAATGGGTTGTAATCCTATTATTTTACTCCAAATACTACCTGTACCTTGTTCTTGATTTTGTATATAGCCTATGTTCGATTCTTGGTAATCAGATTCCCTTCCGAGTCCTTGATCATGTAAGTCTTTTTTTTTGATTCATCGACAGGAAGATCGATGTCAGGGACAGCTAACTGAGGTTCTTCGATTTCAGCTTCTTCCAATGCTGAAATTTCATTACCTTCGTTATCAATATAAGTTTCGCCTTTAGCCACACGTTCTTCTACTGTAGTTTCCTGTGATTTGGCCACTTCGCGTTCCGCCTCTTCAATCATTTTATTCCAACGATCGAGTTCAGTCTCTTCTTCAATTTCAGGAGTATCTGTAACGATTGTTTGTTCTCCAATTTGAACCAGCTGATCAGCAGTTAGCTCTGTATCAGTTTGTTCATCTTGAGATTCTTGTTTCTTATCCCAGAATCGGGCTTTCTCTTTAGCACGAGTAAACCATTCGCTAACAGTAGTATCGTTAAATGCCTCAGTTAATTCATCGGCTTGGTCATCTAACCATGTATGTTCTTTTTCTTCTTTAGCCCAAGCAAAGGACATCTGTGCCGCCAACAGCATAATAACTGCCAGTGGATCGAACACAATAACAATCATAATAATAACCCAGGTCACTGCTTTTTCTAGTATCGTAGCATCGGGATTAACACCGTAGATCAGTGCGGCAATATATTTGATTGGTCCGACTTCTGCTTCTACCTTACGTAGATCCTTAGCAATAGGAGCACGTTCTTCGTTTAATGAAGCGATTGTCTTTTGAGATTTTTGGATATCGTTTTGTAAGTTACTACGTTCTTTAGCTTGGCTTCGACGTAGTGCGGCAGCTTTATCGGCACCTTTCTCATCACTACTACGACTCATAGTTTGATCCACAGCCGAGTCCATTTGTGTTAGAGCTCTGCGAGCTGACTCAATGTTGTCTCGTTCGGTTTTGATTTTTTCGTCTATGATAGCGACTTTGTCAACAACGTCACCGCTTACCAAACTTTGATCTAAGTGTGCTTTTGATAAGAAACCAAAAATACCCATCGATGTAATCATCATGAGTACTATGACTGCGATACACATGTATGTTTTCATCAACATGGGTACACGGGTCCAATTGGCCTTAATCCATGTGGCGCATACTAATTTGGCAACTTCGAGGGTGGCGCCCATTATCATAACTGGAATCGCCGCGGCCGCGAAGATTGAAGTAAGCCCTACTACACTATAGTAAATGGCTACCGCTGATATTGTAAGACCAGTTAAAAGGAGCAGATATGCAAGTATCATCCGGTAGTGCTTTCTATATTATAAGGTTGATTAAGTTAAAGTAGTTCCAGAAATTTGGCTAACACTAACAACACCAACTAGGGTGGCGTTACTTACTGCGGCATTAGCTGTAACTGATTGTTGTGTTCCAGCACTGCTTACAGGATCATAAACACGCATAGATTCTGTAGTACCGTTGTATAATCCGCTAGCGACTGCATTGGCAATAACTTTGGCATTGGTATTCATAGGATTACCAGCGGCATCATTACCCACTGTAGCTGTACCTTGTTTGGTTCCAGTCTGTGGTAAGAATGTGTCACGATCGAACTTTACAGTGAATGCCAATGCTGTAGCTTGTGTGCTGCCATCGGTTTCGCCCGTTAGTACGATATCTAAAATTTGACAATCTGCTATACTGGTGATTTGATTAACTACTTGTTTGAAACGTAGATTACCACGAGCACGACTTAGTGCTAGTGCGGCTGTACTTGGTAAACTTGCACCTGAGAAATAATCCCAAGTGTTTGGGGTGCAACCACCGTCTTGATGATTACCCAAATCTGTTGTTGGGAAATTTGTTGAGTTGCTCATGTCAATCACAACACGGTAAAAATTTGGTTGTAATTGATCTAAATCTTGTTGAAATCCTGATGCCATGGTCCTGCTCCTTAATTGATAGTGTATTTATCAGCAAAACACCTCTAGTAGTGATTATATATTAGAGGTGTCCGATAGTCAACTTATTTGAATATAATCAAGGCCATCAAGCCTGCCTGGACAAAGAACCCAAATCCTATGGTTACAATGTTTAAAAAGTCCTTTTGGATGGCGGCTTTGATGAAAAAGCAGAATAACCCAGCCCATGCAAACAATACTAGGTCTACAGGTGGCATTTTTTCAGTTAATCCTGTTAAAACTGCCAACAGTGTAGGAATAGTAGCTAGGTGCATTAGAATAACTGCTATCCACCCCATGGTTTCTGCACTCACTGTAGGTGCATGTGTTTTGATATTTTTAACTAGCAAATCTAAATCAAATAGATCGTGTATTTTTGATTTGAGCTGGCTTAAAAATAATTGTGTTTTTGCGTTCATGCTAGACCTTAATTGTAAAAGATATGATGTCCAATTTTGGCCACAGGTTTTTTGCCCCAGCCCGGTTGAACATAATCACCGTGGAAATATAATGCATTTTTCAAATCTGGAAGTCTAAATCCTTCTAAGAGTACTTTCTTTGCTACTTCCATGGATTCGGTGTACATTGGACCATTCATTGGTTTCATGGCACTTGGGCCTTCACAATACCAGCTAAACTGGCACATGACTTTTTCGTACACTACATTCTTTTGATATACAACCTTACAGATGTCGCTAGGAAATGCGCCAGATTCTGTACGGTTGATTGTGACCTGTGCAACAGCTACTTTGCCTTCAAATGGCTCAGAGCCTGCTTCATGATATATGTTACGAGCTAGACAATCTAATTGAGTTTGTCTCATTTGAGCTGTAACTGGACTCGTTTGTTCACGAGCTTGTTTTAGGTGTTCAAACTTACGACTTACTGCTTCTTGTGCTACAAATAATACTGATAGTGCTACTACTAAATTTACTGCAATTTTGATAATGCGTATCATGTTTTTCTCCTTTACGCTGGATGAGGTATCGCTAGTACCGTCATTAAATCGGCTGTGTTTATTTCTCCTATAAAAATTAGCCTTACTACTCGTGTCCTCTAAACCCTTAGGGGACAATATATAGTTATCCTCTGTTTCATGAGGTAAAATACTATTATTATGATTGGGCAATATTTATCTCCGCATTTTGGATATATCAACCGCTTCATCATCACTAAAAATAGGCACTGCATTGCTTTTATGCATGGTTCCGATGCCCTTAACTTTGGTTCCGGTGTAGATTTTGTCAGCACCCTTAGTACAAGCCACCCAACCAGTGTCACGACTTTCGATCCGGGGCAGGTCTGATCCCCGGAAACTAGTTGGTGGAGCCTGATAAACTTCGGCAGTTAACGCCCTTTTACGCTTGCGGGCTTCTTGTTCGATACCCTGCTGTTTGAGCAGTTCTTTCCATTGCTCATCTAATTGTTCAGCCTTACGTTTGGCTTCTGCGCTGGCCCATTTCTTTTTGCCTTTTTTCTTACCGGTAGTACTAAGCCACGGGCCTTCAAGGTGCATTGACAATCTAAACTCCAAACTGTTAATAATAGTAATATTATACAGTAATGCTACCTATTTGTCAAGTTGTTAGGAATTATAACTTTGGATTACATCGTTTAGCAGTTCATCCAAATCCTTGTCTAGCATTTGGGTATTAAGTTCATATATATCATCATCTATGCCCTCTGTATCTGTAAAACCTAAAATCTCAAATACTTCTCTTCGACTAATTTGCTCATTCCGCATATTAGCCACCCAAATTACAGTAATAACCATACAGGCTATAATTTTTTCATCTGAGTAGATATCGTGTTTTTTGCACCATTCTACAGCCTGATTTACATGATAGGTTATATCTTCAATTCGATGTTCTAATTGGGCGATCCATTCTAATGTGTTATCTCGATTCCAGGTCATACTCGAAAACTTTCCCCGCATCCACATTCATCTTTGGCATTTGGATTGATAAATTTGAATCCTTCGTTGAGTCCGTCTCTAACATAGTCTACAGTCATACCTGTAAGATATGGAAAATCTTTTTTTGAACATACTACTTTGGCATATTGATTGCCACCCATCCAATACAGGGTATTTTCATCCAGGCTGTCGAGATATTCTAGTGTATAGGCCAATCCAGAACATCCGGTAGTTTTTACACCTACACAAATCCCTATACCTTTGCCACGCTGAGCTAGCTTTTTTTGGATCTGTTTGGCGGCTGCCTCAGTTAAGATTATTGGTTTTTCTTCTGTAGTCATCTATGGCAGCCTTAATAGCGTCTTCCGCAAGGATACTGCAATGGATCTTAACCGGCGGGAGTGCGAGCTCCTCTGCAATCGCAGAATTCTTAATTGATCCAGCCTGCTCCAGCGTTTTACCCTTGACCCATTCGGTGACAAGTGACGATGAAGCGATCGCCGACCCACAGCCATAAGTTTTAAATTTCGCATCTATTATTATTCCGTCTTCTACTTTAATTTGTAATTTCATCACGTCACCGCAGGCCGGGGCCCCGACCATACCAGTGCCTACCGCTGGATCAGCCGCATCCATTTTTCCTACGTTACGTGGATTTTCATAGTGATCTAATACTTTATCGCTGTAGGCCATATTATTTCTTTACCGGAGGTTGAGGTGGTTTAGGTGCCTGCGGTGGTTGAGGAGTTTGACGTGGTTGTTGTACTGGCTTTTTTAAATCGTTGAATATATTAGCAAGCCCTGCAGCCGATACTGTGGATACACTAACTAAAATAATAAAGGTATACAGGTATTTCATTTTAATTTGGAACTAGCACAGCTCTATAGCAATTACAGTTAGCATCTACTAGTGCTTCCCAATGGTATCCTGCAGGTGCTGGATAGACTGGTGGGTATATTGGTGGATTTTGTTGCTGAATATAAACTGGTTGCTGTTGAATTACAACCGGCGGACGAGTAGCTTCGTACACAATAACACCACCGACTACAGCTGGAACTGCCCAGCCATAGCCTGGATGATAGTAGTATGCTCCGCCACCATGTCGCCAACGTTCAGCATGGGCGTCAGCAGAAAACGCAAACAAAGCACTCATTGTTAAAATACTAGCAAACACTGAAATTACAATTAATTTACTTTTCATACTGCACTCCTTGATATTATTACTTATTAAACTAACTTAATACCGCTAGTCTGTTCGGTGTAACGATCTGCGGCATCTTTAACAGTAGATGCTAGCACCATAATGGTACTACGATTGATAGTAACTTCAGCATCTGGGTCTGTTGTAAATAAAAACGGAACAAGTCCAATACCATCTTTAGTAGCTGTCAAACACAATGGCTTACTAACTTTAATACCATTAGCGCCATCTTCGATCAATTTAGCCACAATCTCTTCTCCAGCTGTAGTTTTGATCGTAACTACTTCACCTGCGGTAACACCTTTTGAAATTAACATATTATACCTTTTCGAAATATTTTTTGAGTTCTGTAAATCCGCCAATATAATTATCGTCTAAAAATATCTGCGGCAAAGTTCTGGCTGTGGGAACTGCCTCTAACAGTTGTTCTTTGGTCCATGTTGTTTGAACATTACGTTCTTCGTATTCAATACCTTTCATTTCTAACAGGGCTTTGGCCTGTACACAAAATGGGCAGGCGTTTTTACTCCATACTATTGCTTTCATTTTAATTCCTCTTTGCTTATTATAACGTCGGAAGGGCGTCGTAGTCAATACCTTCGGACATGACTCCGATTACGTAATTGGTACTTTCGTTTTCCTGAAGAGCAGTTTGCTTTTTACTAGTGTCCGTATGCTTGTTGAACCAAGGAATTGGTGTGGATTTTGGAGCATTGGCTTGATACTTAATGCCAATATCTTTAAGTGCGCCCACTGCTGTGTAATCCACAAAATCTTTTAGAATATTTGCGTTAAGTCCAATAACTGGTCCTTTTTGGAACAAGTAGTCAGCCCATTCTTTTTCTTCTCGGATAACATCCATGTACAACTGATATACTTCTTGTTCACATTCGGTTTTGATGTCAGCAAATCGTTGATCTTCTTTGATTACTTGATTGATCAAGTAGGCTGTCCAACCTTTGTGTAGTAATTCATCTTGTAGGATTAAACTGATAATATTGCCATTACCAATAAAGATCTTGTTCTCTACCATGGCCAAGCTGGTAGCAAATGACACCATAAAGCGAAACGCTTCTAAGGCATAACTGGCATGTAGAGCCATCCAAATGGCTTTGATATGTGTGCGTTCATTGATCTTTTCTCCTGCCTCTTTACGACAGTTGATTAGATGCAGTGCGTCATAATAATTTCCTACCGAACTTGCCATGTCTACGATTTCTGTAGTATCGTGAATGGTGTTGAACACATCCTTAGGCACATTGTAGATATTACGAATTATATGACTGTAGCTCTTACTGTGGATGTTGGTTTCGTAGAATGTCCAATTATAAACTAGAGCTTCTAATTCTGGTAAACTAACAACCGGAGTAAAGATTTGACTAGGTCCACGACCTTGCAGACTATCTAAAGCAGTCTGGCGAAGTAGATTACTAGTAAAGATATGTCGAATGGCATCTGAGGCATCTTTAAAGTCATTAGCATCTTTACTAAGACTAATCTCTTCGGGTTGCCAGAAGAAGCCTCGGGCTGTCGCTTCAAAGTCTGCAATCTTACGATATTTAGTCTCCTCAAATCTCTGTATTGTGACTGGACCTGCTGGATCCAGAAACATCTTGCGATTCAAATAGTCTGTCTTTGTCTGTAGGTTATATTGTGCTTTTGACATTTATTTTGTTCCTGGGTAAAAAGTTGGACTGTAGTAGTCAATTTTAATTCTGTTATCTTGATAAGTGCAAGATATTTCTTTTCCGTTTTCCATAATAACAGTCATATCATCATACACACAAGTTACTTTGTAATTTATTTCAACTGTATCAGATAAATTCATATTGCTTCCTTTAGTTCTTTCCATTCTACAATTTGCAACTTTCGCATCCCTCTTCGTCGTCAAAATTAATGTGTTCAAGTGGCATATCTGGAGCAATCTCATCATCTGCCTTACTACCTGCTTTATTTACAAGGCTATAATAGAAGGTCTTGATCCCCCACATGTGTGCTTGCATCAAGTTCTTGGCAATCAATGTAGTTGGAACTTTACGATCCGCAAAATGTTTGGGGTTATAAAAAGTATTCACAGAAATAGCCTGGTCCACATAGGCCGCAAGCACTGCCGCTGTCTTTAGGTAACCATCACAGTCTTTCTGTTCCCACATAAGTTGGTACTTGTTTTTAAGTTTATGATATTCAGGAACCACTTGTGTAAATGATCCTGCTTTGCTTTCCTTAGTACTGATCAAACTCATGGGCAACTCAATTCCATTAGTGCTGTTTATAACAACACTACTGCTTTCGACTGGGGCAATGGCCATTAAGGTTGCATTGCGAACTCCATACTGTTTCATATTAGTACGTAAGGTTTCCCAGTCAAGTTCAGGTGTGAAGTCTGCTAGTTCATTAGCACCTTCAGCTCGTAGTTCCCAGGGGAAGATCCCCTGGCCGTAGCGTGTCTGACTACTATGTAAGCACGCCCCGCGTTCTTTGGCCAACTCAACAGTAGCTTCTGTCAAGTAATAGGCTTGATGCTCCATCCAAGATTTAACATCTTGTAGTGCATCCTTTTCTCCATACTTCAATCCACGTTTGGCATGCCAGTAGGCTAGGTTAGTAACACCAATGCCCAGGGGCTGTATTTCATCGTTGGATAACTTGCTCTGGATTGATAGGAAGTCTTGGTAATCAAGAATGTTACATAGGCTACGCTGTAGAATACGGCAAGCACGACGCATGTCTTCTGGATTACGGAAGGCTCCCCAGTTGATGGATCCCAGTGTACATAACGCTATGCGACCTTCAGCGTCATCCAGACGTTTGAAACTTTTTGTAGGCAAAAGGATCTCGCAACATAAATTTGACTGATAGATGGTATGATACTCAGGATCAAACGGACCTTGATTCTGTACGTTGTCGATAAACACTAGATAGATACGACCAGTGTCTGTACGCTCTTTAAGTATGCCTGACTTGAATACTTCTTCTGCGCTCATAACTTTCTTACGTAAGTCTGTACGATTTTCGTAGGCTACATACAGTTCTTCAAATTTCTCTGTGTTACGATAAAAGGCTTCATATAAGTCGGGTACTTCATTCGGATCAAAGAACGTGATATTTTCTTTGTTCTTGAATCGTCTCCAAAAGAATTTGCTAAGGACAACTCCATAGTCCATGTGTCTGACTCGAGTTTCCTCTGTACCTTGGTTGTTCTTAAGAACAATAAGGTCATCAAACTGATGATGCCAAATGGGATAAAATACAGTAGCACTTGCATTACGAATACCTCCTTGACTACAACTGCGCAAATCTCCGAACCACTTTTTTAAGAATGGTATCATACCAGTATGCATGATTTCGCCACCGCGAATTGGTGATCCTAGTGGACGTAAGCGACCAATTTCTAAACCGATGCCAGCACGTTTACTGGCATACTTGGCCATCATCTCCCCACTAGCAAATATGCTATCCAAATCGTCGTCACTGCGGATAAGCACACAACTAGAAAACTGTTTAGTCGGAGTGCCAAGCC